AAAAGATATGGGCTCGAGCAGCTTCGCTGATCTCGTCAAGCTGCTGAACGGGGGTATGTAATGGATATTCTGTCTTACACTGGTAAGGTGAAAACCTTCACCGAGTCGGAACTGTACGGTCTGCTGGCCGCTATCAGCGTAAGCGTAAACGATCTGCTCGGCAACATCGACCAGCTCAAAGCCAACAACATGGATGGCGTGATCAACGGTATCGCCGACGAGTGGTACCTGACCAAGGCTATCCACCGCTACACCCAGGACAAGGGTTTCCGTGGTTCATCGTTCCTGCACAACCTGGAGTTCGGTCTGTCGGCTATCAAGATCGGGGTGATGGCGGTTGAGAAAATGGTTCGTCATTACAACACCAAGGTGTGGGATGGCAAGCTGGTTACCCTCAAGCAGGCTAACATCCTCAACCTGGTAGAACACTTCTATTTCTGGGGTGAGTACACCAGCAAGATCCTCGATGTCCTGCTGACCATTCAGCTGAACAAGGTAGACCCAGCCAAGTACCTGAGCGGCCACGACCAGAAATGGTTGAACGGCACCCAGGAGTTCTACAAGCACTTCACCGTCGAGCTCCTGAAAGGCAGCAAGATGATGATCTCCACCCTGGAGAAAGTTCCAGACGCAGAGATCTCCGAAGTGTCGATCGACGTGCTCGAGTCCACCACCGGTAAGAGCGCCACCGATATGGTCGGTAAAGGTTTTGGTATCCACAACCTGAACCCACTGTTCTGGATCGGCCTGGGTATGAAAAACATCAACCTGGCTCGGATCGACAACATGCGTGCTAAAAACCAACAGCACGCCATGAAAATCTCCCAGGCTATCAACCGGCGTGATGGCACCAATGATCCTCAGATCGATCGCACCATTGAGATCTATCAAGAGAAAATCATCAAGAACGAACACGCCATCGAGCAAATCATCCGGAGTTACGACTGATGACCAGCTTCCGTATGGGAACCAACGGGTTCTTCAACGACCAGGTTACAGATGCGGAAGCCACAGGTCTCTTCCGTAATTTCGTGGCCTTGCGTCGTGATGCTTACGTCGATTTCAACGTGCTGCTGAAAGGCTACACTGCGATCGAAGTTATTCGCGCGGTACGTCGTCTGACTGGTGATGACTTTGCTGACTGGATGCGTGTTAACGCTGAAGGTCCATTGTCTGGCCTGGTGCGGGATATCCTGAACTACCTCAACGGTAAGATCGGGCACATGTCTCTGCGTACAGCGATCACCATGCACGAAGAACGGCTGCGTAATGCCAACCATTACCACGACGCTGTTTACGTTACCACCAGTCACGGCAGCAGCTCGATCGACCCACTGATCAAGCAAGGCCTGCAACTGTACCACTTCGACCTCTACCGCTTGATGGCAGGTGTCGGTACCTTGGAAGTAGCCAGGATCTTCCTGCTCTTGGGCGGAGGCACCTACTATGTCGAACAGTGATCTGCAACTAGCTGCTGAAATGGCGGTGATCTCCACGGTTAAATCTGCTGAGTTAGTAGAGAAAGCCAAGGACACTGCCCAACTCCAGCAGCTGCAAGAAAAGCTGGATGGAGACAAAGACCGGGTAACAGTAGCCAAGAAGGTATTGGTGTCGTTGAATGACCACGGTATTAACCTTACCCTGGCCAAGCAAATCGACAACCAGCTGACCCGGTCCGATGTAGACATCCCCGCAGACGATCTGGGAGACGTCCAGGGCTTCGAATGCCTTGGTCGCAGTCTGTCGCCAGCGGTATTCCGTAAAACGCGTATGCAGGGCTGTGAATCGTTCCTGGGTGACTTCTACCGTAAGGCTAAGGAAATCACTGCGCACATCAGTATTGGCTTCCAGGAGTCTTACCTGCTGTTTACTCAGTCGGTAGACTCCCTGAATGCTTTGCTGGACCTGCTGGAAAAAGACGTCGAGTCCGCCGGTACGTTTAAGGCTGGTACTGACACCATCCTCCTGGGCACCCGCCTGTTCAATCTGTTCAAGATTGGCGGTAAGGTAAACGAGGACTGGATCGGTAGTGTCACCAAGCTGAATGCGACTATCAATGCGCTGAGCAACAACTACTACCTGGCTAGCAACACGGCGTTGAACAACACTGTGCGCTATTTCGGTGGCTTTGCTGACGACAACGATGACCAGGCTGTGCAGCGTTTCCTCTTGCTGCCTAAAGCTGTGCCGTCGAATCGCTTCAAAGAGTGCTCGTATCCCAATAAGGAGTTCACCACTGGTAACGTGGTGGCTAAGCAGTCCGTCGAGTTGATGGGCGGTGCTTACTTCTTGGACAAGCGTAATGAACGTAAGAACACCAACCCCACTAACGTGGAACAGGTGGTGGGCTACGTCCATGCATTGATCGACCTGGATGGTGTGGAGTTCTTCAACAGTTCTCCAGTTGAATACCCGAAAATCGGCACCGAGATCAAGACCCTGTCGAGTGACACTATTCGCAGTCTGGTCAAATCCCTGCGCGGTACTTTGGTTAGCTGGCGTAAAGCTGCTGACCTGATCGACCGCTACAAAGTGGATGACTCGGAGTTCAACGACGTCATGCGGGGTATCTACGAGTCGCCGATGTCTGACGAAATGAAAGACAAGGTACAGACCGCATTTGCCTCGCTGGTACGTAAGAACCAAGTAGACCTGCTCACTAACCGTGCGGCGGTAAACAACTACCTGGTCCTGGTGTTCAACGGACTCATCGAAATCTGCAACACTTCCATCACCGCTAACCTTTCCGACTAGGAGGTTACATGAGTGAGTTAAAGCAACTTTACATCCAGGGCATGGAAACCCATTTGGAGCTGCTAGAGTTCAATAACGGTCTGCAAAAGCTACACGTGGCTGTCCACGAAGCAGTAACCGGTAATGAGGCTCTGACAGAAGTATTGGGGACCCTGGTAAATGGCATGGGTAGTTTGGGTGGTGGTCTACTTACTACTGTTGGTTGGGTAGGCGGTAAAACCGTTAGTGCCTTTGCCAACGTACTAGGTGGGGCTGGTAACTTGTTGTCTAAGGCTTTCGCTGATAACGATGTGTTGATCCGCAAGATCCTCCAACAGTTCTCACGGTCTGATGCTCACGAGGTCAAGATCACTAAGGATAAGCTCAACCTTATCACTAGTGGCGGCGACCACGAGGACATCAGTAAAGACCTGGACACACTGCTCCATACCCTGGAGTTAGTGGACAAGCACGCCAAGGCAGTCCTGGACCATTTGGATGCACGTATGGGTGTACTGCGTGGGTTGCGTAATGCAGATACCACCGAAGACCTGTACGAGATCATAGATAAACACAACGCCTTGAAGTACCCGGTGCTTAACTTTAGCCACCATAGTGGTAGTGAGTACAGCTCCGATAAGCTGCCTGGCGGTAAGGTAATGGTGTTCGATGAATCGAATACTAAATATCTTATGAACGGGGACACTACAGCTGGGTCACCAGCGACTGTTGAAATGTCGAAATCTGATGTGAGCTCTTTGCTCGTTAGACTCGATAAAGTCAATGGTATGCACAAACGCTTTAAAGCGAACTTTGAAAGTTATCTGGGTTTCATCAAATCCTGGGGCGACATGGTGAAAGCTGTAGAGCCTAGCTTAGGTAATTTGGACAAGGTAAGTAAGAGCGCCCTGAAAGACGTTGAACGTTTATTAGGTGGTGATTCAGATGCTCTCGCATTTTATAGCGGATTCACTCCTCGGGTGATCAGCTATACTGACCGGTACATTCATGGTGTGCTGGGTGTCTTTGTGTGAAACGTTTCCAAACACACTTTTCCTTCGTTAACGAAAAAGGGTAACAACATGGATCCTCTCCTGAATTACATGGGCGCCGAAGAACTGGGCCTGAACGAAGAAGGCCAGCACTCCGAAGTCGTCGGTGACGTGGCCGAGGCGCAAGTAGCGACCGAGATCGCCGAACTGACCGCGGTCATCGAAGAGCAAACCGCTGAAATCGAAAAGCTGGCCGACCACGTCGAAGCCACCGAAGAAGCGGTTGAAGAGCTGGAAGAAGCTGTAGAAGGCATGGAGTCGATGCTGAACTCCGGCAACTTCAACTCGATCAGCTTCACCAACACCTACAACCGTGCTCTGCGCACTGCCGCCAAGCTGGGTTGCGAGTTCACCGGTGAGCGTGTCGGCGCCGAATCGATGGGCGACATCGCCAACGCCAACCTGATGGCCCGTGCTGGTATCGAAGCTATCGGCGAAACCCTGAAGAACTGGGGTACCAAAGCCGTCAACTTCATCAAGCACATCTTCAACACCATCATCAACTTCTTCGTCTCCATCGTTTCGAAGGCTGATGGTCTGCAGCGTCGCGCCGAGCAACTGCGCAAGCGCATCAACGATGGCGCTGCCATCAAGAAGAAAATCAAGCTGGGCGGCTGGAACGTCTACATCGACTACGCCTCGGCTGGCCTGGGTGGCGTCTCCAAGCGCAACAAAGGCACCACCGCCGGTACCGACGCCGGTATCGCTGCTCTGGTAGCAGAAGCTGGCAAAGTTGATGGCATCGAGCTGGGCGGTGTGAAGTCTGCCTACGGCACCCTGGTATCCGGCCTGAAAGCCGACGCCACTGCCTTCGGCAAGTACAACGCCAAGAAGCAAGGTTCCAAAGACCTGCTGGTCTCGCAGTCGGCCGGTGTTCGTCTGGTCGCTTCCTTCAGCGAGCCTACCATGGAATCCCTTAACGACGCCGCTTCGGCCATCCGTTCGGTTTCCCTGTCTGTTGGCAAAGCTCCAGAAGCCAAGAAACTGTCCTCGGGCGAAGTTGCTGCCAAGGCTGACAAGTCTGGCCTGATCTCCGCTCTGGACAGCGTCAAGGCCAAGATCGCCGCGATCCGCGAGAACAAGCTGAAAGGCCAGTTCACCAACACCACCCGCGACCAGATCATCGGCAAGCTGAACAACGTCAAAGCTGCTGACGGCGACAAGTCCTCGGAAGTCAACGGTAAAGTGGCCATCGTTAAGGCCGTCTTCGCCCTGGCTGCCAAGCTGACCGCTGTTGGCGAGCGTGACACTGTCAACGTCGCTGGCGCCACCCTGGACGCCGTTGCTGCTCACCTGGGCTTCGGCAAGGAATAAGCTTCGGCTTAACCCTTAATGGTAACCTACCAGTCCTTCGGGGCTGGTAGGTTATTATATTTCTTTTTTTTGCATTTTCGCTTAAATGCTATAGGTCGCTATCGTCCAATTACCAGGATAACAAACATGTCTGAATACGTAGCCCCGTTACGCTTTGTGAACACGCCAACCGTAATGGAAGTCTGGGAACAGTCCCAGACTAAAGAACCAGAACTCCCAGAGAAAGATGAAGATGATCTTTCTAAGGAATATGACGACAAAGGTGACGTAACTGGTACTGAAAGTTTCTATCGTTTCATTATCCAGGAAGCCCGTGTACAACCACGTCGGGTAGATGGTAACGAAGGTTTCTTCGAGACTATCGGTAAAGGCTTTAATGCCTTCATCGAAAACATCAAGAAGTTTTTCAAATGGATCTTTAGCTTCTTCGGCAACAGCTCCGCACAAATCGAGCGCACTACTGAGAAAGCCGAGAAAGCGATTGAAGTAAAAGGGGTAGACAAGGATCCAGTTCCCTACCCTAAAGACTATACCCGTATTTGGGATGGTTCCGGTAATCCCGGTAGCGACATTGGCTGGGTAACTAAATCCCTGTCTAAAGTTAACGAGGTGATTACCAAGCAACTGGAACCTTAC